CCGATGTTTTCAGCGACTGTGCCACTTACTACGTTACGGTTTGGGAAATTACCTGCTACTACGTTTAAAATAACTGGAGCTTTTCCGTTTTTGTCATTCTTGCCTTGTGTGAAAGGGTTCACTGCGGCAACGATCATTCCATTAAATTTTGTCATGATTGTAATTGTTAAAATGTAATTAATAAAAAATGTAAAAATATATGAAGTAAACTTACTTCCAAAATTAAATTAAGCCTAGATATGCTGCTGCTGCAAGCATAGGGCCTTCTTCTAGTTGAAGTGATCTTGTACCCATCCATACCATTGCTGGTTTAGGTGATGCTGGTGCTACTCTTACGAGTTCTTTTTCCATTTGAGCAACCATTGTTTCAAAATCATCACTTAAATCATAGGTAACTTCAGATTTAACATCTTCGGCCATACCAAGATGAACTCTGAAATCTTTCATTGCTTGATCAGTTTCAAAATATCCATAATAGTTACCCCAACTCTGATCTTCTGATTCATGTTCTTCATAGGTATCAATATAATCTACTAGTATAGTGTTACCACAAATACCTGAGACTATATATGTATTATCCTCATGATCACTATTAAGAAATCTCTCAAATTGATCATACTGGCCTTTACCTATATCATAGGTAGATTCACCACTACCTTCAGTACCTGGATTTAAAGAATTCTTAGGAGGCAAAAAGAGTATGTACTCGCAATCATCAACGATGGCTGGATCATACTTTCCCCCTTTAAATTCTACTACCTCAATATCTAATGAGTTGAGAATCTCATGTACTGCTCGCGCATCATTAGGATCACACTCATTAGACTTTGAGAAATATACTCTTTTACGGCTCATAATTAAGCTTTAGCCTTTTTTTCGGTTTCTTCAGCAAACCACTCTTCAGTAGTTGCGAGAGCTAATTTAAGTTCAACTTCTTTGTTCAAGATAGCTACTTTAGTAGCTTGAACTTCTGCTACCCAAGTTGCAGCATTGAAGCCTTTTCCACCAGGACGTAGAGAATAATCATTCTCAGGTGACATATCTTCAAGGTTTAACATTTTAACCTTAAGAATATCCATCTCTCTGATGAGTCTTCTGGTTAAATCTTCTTGCGCATTCTTTGCTTCGTTAGCAAGGATCACTGCTCTTTGTTCTTTGATTCCCTTGGAATCTTTAACAAGGTTCTTTACAAATTTACTCATAATTGTTTTTTGTTATTTATTTGTGATTATTAAAGTTTTATCCACGAATTGACTTGATATTTCTATACCTTTACTAGTCATATAAGTGTCATTTAATAGTGAATAAGCTGTTATTACAGCAGTATCTTTACCTATTACAATTCTTTGTCCTATAAGCTGATTTTTTTCTTGTATTGTATTATTCAACTTATCAAGGTCAGCGTTACATTTTATCATCATAACTGTTATTAATATTACAGCTATTATAAAAGCAATCCATACTTTCTTCATAAAATTTAAATTTAGTTTTGTTACTCCAGAGGGGCTCGAACCCCCGACCTACAGATTAAACATAGTAACCCCACTAGGAATCAAACCTAGATTTAAAGTTTAGAAAACTTTCGTTCTGTTCGTTGAACTATGGGATTAAATAACTGTCTGCAAAAAGAATACCTTTGGTTTGGTTATTTTTGGTTGGGGATATCCTTAAGGATACCGCCAAATTGAAGTTGGAAGGATTTATATAGTAAACTTTTTGAGTATCTGGGCAATAAATTGCCATTAAATCTATACAAGATTTATCTGTAAATTCCGAATGACTTCCTCTAGAATCTGAATATACACTTTTAAATTGTATATCTACGGTTCCTTCTGAAGCTTTTCTATATTTTACGGATATTTTAATTGTAGTTCCATTACTTCTTATACCAACCAAATCATAAGGTTGATGTTCAGAAATTGGGATACATACTTGTATATTTTTACTCATTAAGTCTGCTATTACAAAGCCAACTCCAGTGTCTCCTTTGTCTTTCGTATGATGTTGCATATTGCAAAATTTTAGACAAATATAATATTAATTATTGAGACTTCCAAATTGTAAATCTGTCGCTCTGTCCAGCTGAGCTATGGAGCAATATCAAAAACCCAAGGCCACTCTAATACCAGAGTATAGGCCAAGGGTTTTCTTCTCACCTAACCGACTGAGATTTTTATTTCTTTTTCTTTGGTCCAAACTTATTGGTACGATATACCGAAGGTTCAGACATAGAACATTTAGCAATTTTTGTACTATTAGGTACAATATTGAATTTGCGTTGTCTTCTGTTAGGGAATTGGTTAATTACATTACCTTCTTCTACCTGTTCTCTTGTTGCTGGTATATTCATATCCTAATAATTAAAATGGTGTTTGGAGATAGTTAGTTTATCTTCTTCAGTTCTTTGTCTAAGGAACCCATTCACTTCATGTTTGAAGCAAATAATAGATTCAGTAGTTTTGAAGTCTTTCAACTTCTTTTTGTTCTCGAAGTACATGGTAAGCCTGCCTTCAACAATATCATGGTTCCTTGTAAAATGAACACCACCTGATACTTTAAGATGCTTATATCGGGCAATCACATCATATTCTGCTTGTGTTTTAATATGCAGACTTGGATTGCGGACAATCTTTGGGGGCCTTAATTCTAAGTACACCATTTCATTGTCGTCCTGTGGGTGTATTTCTCCCATCAACCTTCCGCCACAGATATTTACCTTTGGCTTACTATTCTTGCTCTCAACTTTGTTTTCCATAAGAGGCTTTAATTGTTAGTTTATTTAATAAATGATACAATATCTTTCAACGCCCCATATTCCGGATTAAAGAACCCTGTAAATATAGGAACAAGTGCAAAAGCTGTCGCTATAGAAAGAATAATACCTAAAATTAAAAATATAATACTTGTAACAGCAAGGGCATTACCTTCATCAAAATCTGCTTTTTTATGTGTTCCATTTCTATAAGCCATAAATAAAGATAATAAGGCAAATATTGGAACTACAGAATAAACCATAGAATTTATAACCTGTTGTTTAACAAGAATACCGTAAACATGTTCTATCGGCTGTTTCAATTCTTTTGCTAGGGAGACTAGAACAGCCTCAACTTTTCCACTGTACTTATCAATAAGTTTTTCAACATTTGAATTAGTAACTAGGGATGAATCTTTTTGAACTTGTGCTTGTACTACTATACCTATAGACAGTAAACAAAGCATTACAATAAATCTTTTCATATTCAAATTCTTGGGTTAAATTTACTTAATTTGTAAAATATAAATCCTAGTATAACTATACATAGGATTATAATAGTTATTACTAGGACTTTCATAAATCAATTTTTATAGAATATCACTTTGTTTCAATTCTGTTAATAAGGCTGTCATCTGTTCAATTCTAGCCTTTTTAGAAGTGCCTTTACTATGAGCACTTAGGATAGCCTCAAGTTTATGTGCTACAAATTCTTCTTCAGAAGCATATGTTTCTAAGAAGGTTATCTTTTCAACTAGCTTTTTAGCTTCGGCATCAAGAAGAACCAATTTAGCCTTATAATTTTCTATTTGAACTTCTCTAGTAGCCTTGACATAAATATCAGATTTACAATAAAGTGTCCAAAGTTGCCCTGATTCTTTTGAAAGGGCTTGAACATGTGGTGGATTACCTTGAGGAAGGGCAGTTACTTCAAAAATAGTATTTAATAAATTACTAGGAATTCCTCCTTTAGAGCTAATTAAAACTACTAAATCTCCTATTTCTACTGTAGGGTTTCCCCCTGATTTTTCTTTTGACATATTTAAAATTATTAAGTTTAAAAAGAACAAGTCACTATTGTTTTCAAATTTGCAGATTGAATTTTTTAAGTTGCTGATTGTGACTTTTTTTATGAAAAATTTGGATTTCTCAATTATTATGAATATCTTTATAATTAAATTATAATAATATGAGCGCATATATTTATGCTATTAAAAATCTTGTGAATAATAAAATGTATATAGGTTCTACTAAGGCTTTAAATAATAGAAAATATGAACATTCTTATAAATTAAAGAAAGGTAATCACCATTCAATACATTTACAACGCTCTTATGATAAGTACGGAAAAGATAAATTTGCCTTTTACATATTAGAGGAATGTTCTAAAGAAAATAGAGCATTAAGGGAAATTTATAATATTGAATATTATAAAACTTATCAAAGAGAATTTGGATATAATATTTATGAACCTGATGAAACTAAATTTAAGTGTTCAGATATAACTAAACAGAAAATGCAATATGCTACTGTTTTGAATGGAAAGTGTATTTCCGTTAAAGCTTATGATATTAAGACATCTACATTAATAGGCACTTATTGTTCAATGAATGAATGTGCAAATATTTTAGGTATGAAATCAGCCACTGTTTCAGAAATAGTAAGGCATAAAAGAAAATCATATAAAGGTATGACTTTTTTAAGTGCTGAAGAACCTTACAATTATGTAAGTTCTAATAAACAACGAGAAATGTCTAAATATTATAAATAACAGGACACGTTTATTTCAAAGTTAAAGTTTGATTTTTTAGTTTTGCAGTTTACGTCCTTGTAAAGTAGCCATATTACTATGGCTACTTATTATGTGCCAATGCTATTTTTCTAGCTCGGCAAGTTCTAAAGAAAGCTTTTCTTTTTCTGCTTGTACTGCTACTAGTGAAGCCTCAACTCTTTTCAAAGTATCAGTTGCACTTATTGCTGCAGATTCTTGTTCAGCTAGTTGTTGGCGTAATTTACCAATAATCCAGCTTTTCTTTTCTTTTAACTCAAATCTGTTTGAGTTATAGATTGCTATTCTTACCATTGTTATAATTATTAGGTGATTAAAATGTGAATATTTCTGAATCTGATCTTAATAACATTACAGTATATGTATTGTCATAATTGAATTTTAACCCTCCATCAATTTTTTCAAGGGCATAATTTTGTAAATTAAGTCTTCCTTCTGGCCACTTAGTTCCTTTAGGCCTTGCATTCATATAATAAATATCTACAGAACCTTCTGGAACCATTACCATTCTTGAAGAACACTCAATTCTATCAATACCGTTAGTTACAGAAATATCATAATAAATACTTTCTCTAACAAGATTTAAGAATCTTACACAGTCTGTTGCAGGCTGATTAAATAGATTCACTTCTTTAATTAAAGTAGTTAAGATATCAAAACTAAGATTTGGAATTAAATCAACAGTAGCTCTAACAGATTTTTCATGTTCTTTTCTCTTCAATAAATCTTTAATAGTAGCATCAATTACTGAAGGTTCAATACTAGAATATTTCTTATGATACCTAATTCTTCCAAGTCTATTTTTAAACTTATCATTAATTATTCTAGTATCATTAGCTGTTAATAGGAATATATTATGTGTAGTATAAACACCATCCATAAGAGCTAAAAGAGCATCACCGTTACCCTCATCGTCACTATATAACTTTTCAAATTCATCAATAAAGATGATAGAATTGTTAAATAATGGATTAGATATAAAGGATTCAAATACTGGCCCAGTATACGCACGTGTAATAAATATTACAGGCAATTTCATCATTTGACAAAAATATTGGGCAGTTAAAGTTTTGCCATTACCCTTGTATCCTGATAATAATATACCAAGATTTTTATTAGTGGCTTCAAATGCAATTTTCCATCTTTCTGTGTAAGATAGATCACCATAAATATTCTTAGGTATATCAAAAGGTGTTTGTGTTTCCAAATAGAAACCTGACATCTCATTAAATTGTAATACATAATTACCTACAGGTAATTTACTAAATGTATTTGTAATATTAGCTACAGTTAAGTGCTTACCATTTTGAATAATTACATCATTCATTGTGCTTTATCGGTTAAGTTAATAATTTAATTTAAAAATAACAGAAGACTTTTTACGTGCTCTAACCAACTGAGCTAAGTAAGTTTTCGACCGCATACGGGCCTCTTCTTACTACCGGACTCGAACCAGTGACCACGACATTATAAGTGTAGTTTATATTGCTGTTTGTCTTCTTATCAGGACACATATTTTAGGCTGGGGTCGAACCAGCTACCTTTTGATTACGAATCAAATGCTCTACCAAGTGAGCTACTCTCCCGTTTTGGTGGAAGTTTTATTTGCTGTTGTGTCCTTGAAACAGGTGTGCTTTATCATTTGCCCTACCAATTGGGCGAATCCCGCAGATGCGGAATATAGGACTTGAACCTATAACATAATATTATTTTATTTGCTGATCACACCTTATAATTATGAGAGTACCTTTGTGTATTACAAAAGCTTGAAGAGTTATAACTAACAGGGTGCAAGTTTTCGCCCTTAATTATCTCACATCAGTACTCTCATTTTAGCTGAATCATAGTAGTTTATGATTTGCAGTTTACACCCTTGTTCCTGCGTATAAAGAGACGCAGCCCTCTATTTATGTACCCGGCTAAAGCTTTTGGTGTGATTACTAAGCAGTAAATATAGTAAACTTGTCGCTTTGTCCCAGCGGTCTTATCAAGGGACTGTCTTTAACACAAATTACATGGTGGATGCTCTGACATTGAGCTATTAGGACTATTAGCCCACTGGGATTTTTACCCAATCTTCCACGCGCACGTTTAATATCTTATACTTCAATCATCTGAAGTATTTCTTGTTCCATCGCATTCTGAAATAATGCATAAGGAGTCTTAATTTCATCTGTTAAGAATGAAATGACTGCTGCACTATATCCAGAGAAGTAGAATACACCTGGCACATCGCCGTAAGTTTCAAACTTCTTACCTGTAGTTTTACCATAATAGTTAGACTGTAGATTCCATAATACAATAACAAAATTGTTAGCATATTCTGTTGAGAAACCTGCTTGTCTCAAGGTGAGTCTGGCCTGTTCAACATTGGTTCTACCTAAGTTAGTAGGATTAAACTCTCCCATTTGTATTAACTTAATATCTCTATTAAGATTGGACTATACCTTTATCCTATTATACTCTAGGATAGTCGATTGTAGTCTCTGAACCTTCATCTCTATGTAGTCATCAAACTTTTTCTTTTTTCTAACTAAATAAATATTATCAGATATATCTTGATAAATATATCTATAAAATTTCAAAGCTCTTAATTGATTATAAAGTTTTAAATTCCAAGTATCTGTACCTGTTCTTTCATCCTTATATAAACATTTATCACTTTCAATTAGAAAATCTAATTCTTTTCTCAAAGAATCTAAAAAACTATATGTTCCACATATACTAACACATAAAACTTCATCTTTTATTCCTCTTGCGGTAGAATAAAATACACTACCATCACCGTCAAAGTAACCTCTAATATAATGAGGATAAAGTTCTTTTGTTATTATATCATGCGGAAATTCTAGTCTGAAAGTTTTTCTTTCTACTATTCCATTTTTTTCTAAATTTGAAACCATCTTATTACTGACAAATAATAACTTATATTCAACTTTATTTGAATATTTGTTAAACATTTTACTACAGTCATATTCTAAAATTCTTTTATCACTTTCTAAACAAAGTAATAGTTTCTCTAAAGGTTCTTTTTCATGTAAAGTTATTCCAAATACATGTTGTCCTTGAGTTCTTTTAGTTATATAACCATCTGCTGCAATAAAACCTAACCAATAGGCCTTCTCAGGAGTATTGATTGTTTCAAAATAGTTTTCATTAAATTTGTACTTTCTTTTATTTCCCATATTTATAGTATTTAATACTACAAATATAAGTAATAGTTTTTGATTTTCCAAATTTAATACAATAAATTTGTAATGGAAATTTAAAGACGCTTGGCTGCGGATTGCCTAATTTTCTGACCTTTTTACTATATCTGAATAATTAGTTCAGCCCTATTCTATATTAATATGAATAGTTAGTAGTCAAAAACTCTAAAGGGTTTCCCGCAATTTACGACATTTTACACATACATTACTGTATGAGGTGACTGAAAGTTAATCACTTATACACAAAATCCCTGTTGGGAATTCAGCTTCATTCACACCACTTGCCTTAACTCTACAAAGTAATTCAATTACTGATTGGAAGTTTGTGCTACCTACATAGCTTGAGGAATCCCCAAACCATTTAGATACAGCTGTTGTACCTTGCCATTTATGCATCTTAGCAGTACTATTAAACTCTATCCATGCATCAGCAAAATTACCTTTGAGGAATGCACTGAAATAAAGAGCAATAGCCTTAGCTATATCATAACATGAAGAGGTTGTACCTGTACATGTAGCGCCCATTGAAGACGAAGTATCACGAACCACAATGAAATTGGTTTGTTTACTTTCTCCACCTTTCTTTACTAGTGTTTCAAACTGTTTATTAACAGTCTCTTGTTCATGAATAGGCATATTTACAGCGCTACGATACTTATTACAAAGTTCCATAACTTCATGCACAAATCCAGTGAATTTTACATTAGTAGTCTCAGGTGCTGTAATCCAAGCCTCATACTTTGTCTTCAAGTTCTGATTGGTTAAGAATTTACTCTTAACTAACTTGTTCAAAGCACGACCATGAATCTTACTGAAATCAATCTCATTGAATTTCTTCTGTGAAATTAGTTTCTGCCATTCATGTGCAGTACCAGTATTCTTAAGAAGACGGTATTGTTTATAAGTTATTGATAACTTACTACAAATCCACTTCCCAATCATGGTATCAGCTTGCGATTCAACTGTGGTACATTTACTCCTAGCCTTAATCTGTGGTAAATATTTCTTGATTAAGTTAACAGTATTTTCATTGTTCAAGCCGGTAACAATTAAGTCGCCCATCTTTTCCCAATCTAACTGTCTACCTTCCCAACCATTATATACCAAATCATATTGAAGCATGGTAATTATATCCTTCCATGAACCAACAGATACAAATAGGCCAATGTTTGCCCAGAATACTTTAGCATCTTTCTTGCTAAGCCATATCATTCTCATGATACCTTCATGTCGCATCTCTGCGCCTTTTTGACTTGCTTTAGTGCTAACTCCCGAGAACAATTGTACAATCCTCGTGATCATCCTGATATAAAATATAAATAGGATGGCATACTTACGATCAAAGTTCCAAACAGTTTCACAATCCTTTGCAATATCATTGAAAGAGCGTGGTTGTTTATAAGAACCTAATACACCAAATTGATCGACAAAGGGGTTTCCTGTGGAAATATACTTTTTCGCAAGATTACCGCTTAAGACAATATTTGATTGTTCCATTCCTTTATTTACAAAAGAAGAACTACTTACATTTGATGTTTTCTTACTAGGCACAGAAAACAATTCTTTCTTTTTTTCAGTAAACATATTTTAAGTTATTAGTTTAATATTATGATAATGTAATTTTCTGTGACAATTAGAGCATAAAACTACACATTTTTTTAATTCTTCTGCTAATTTCTTCTTAGAAAATTTCATTTTAGAAATTAATCCATCTTTTGTAGATGGATCTGTATGATGAAATTCTAAACAAGATGCATCGTTTTCAGAACAAAGGGTACATTTTAGTGTAGACTTCCATTCTCTCCATTCATCTTGAATTTTAAGTCTTTTAGTTCTACTCCAAATTTTTGTTTTATCTTTATTTTGTTTTTGATATTCTGTTACTTGTTTAATTCTTTTAATTTTATGTCTTTTATAAGAATCAAGATTTCTTTTTTTATATACCTCAATTTTATTTAATCTTCTTTCTTTTCTTTTTTCTTTAAAACATTCTACACAATATGCCACATGTGTATTCAATCTCCTATTATGAAAAGGAAATTGTTCAATTGGTAATATATTACCACATTTTTTACATTTCTTAATTGTCATAGCTTATTATTTGTTGGTATACAAATATAAACTATATTTATTAGAAAAGCAAATTTTGTTGACCAATTATTAAAGAAATATCAGTAACTTTCACTTAGAGTTAACAAGCCCTCGTTGAATGTACAAACAATCACAGTATCTTGTTATTAATACAATGCACTGGGTTACTGATATTGTGAACATATTGTAGTTTTATTAATTTAAAAGCAAAACAGGGCACGTCATTTTAACTAATATCCATATATTAAGTTGTTAAAATTGCTGTACATGCCCTTGTTTAATTAGTTAGCGTTTCCTTTGGTAGAATTTTCAAGAAGATTTGCTCCTTTTTCTACGCGATTTAGTTCTCCAACCATTTGGATAGCTTTCATTGGATCATTTCCAAGTTCCATTTTCATTCCAAGCATCATTGTAGTTGCTTGTACTTTCTTCTTAATGTCCTCATCAATATCTTCCAATTCTTTTCCAATAACTAATTGATTGGTTAAAGCTTTTATAGCATCAGCGACATCTTCGAGAAGTTTCTCAACTGGTACAGCCGCAACCATTAAAATTATCATTGATCTCATAATATAGTATATTTAGGTTAAGTAATTTCAAATTATAATAAATCAATCCCCGCTATCAAGCAGAGGGATTGATTTAGTTCACTGTTTAGGCAGGTAGTGATTACCTATTTTTTTGTTTTACCCGTATTAATACGTTCTTGAATATCTAAGAACATATTGATACCTATTGCATCCAATGGACTAGCATTTTGTCCTTTATCTCCTCCATTAATTAGGATAGAAGGAACAAATGCTCCTGCGTTTGCTTTAGCTAATTCTGCTGCTACACCTACAGTTGT